TTTCAAGCTCTCGGATCCCTTTTTATAACGCATAACGGCTTGGATTTTTTCGTCTGTACTGTACCTGGTCATAAAAAAACTGCACCTCCAAATGTTAGTTGTGTCTAACAATTGGGGTGCAGTTCATGATTAGGCGGTCACCTTAAATTATCGCATTCCGTTACTTTCATACACACTTATAAACTTAATAGGAGTATCATCATCCCACTTTTCCGTATTTATACGTATTCCATTATACCCAGGAAACTCAATACTACAATCCATATCCTCTTCATCAACTTCATAAATCACTACGTCTTTTAATTCAGATAGAACAGTTCCTATACCAATTAAATTTTGAAATTTTCCTTTATAATCACTAAACACAGTAATTTGAACCAGATTCTTTGTTTCGAAATCAAAGAAGAATTTTATACAATCTCCTTCAATTATATGAGCCCTTCCTTCGTGAACACCAAATTCCACATGATACTCAAAAGATACTTTGTTCAATACTTCTTCCATGCTACACCCAATTTTGAAATCACCAACACTCAGACCAGGTATTATATCACCATATAGATAAGAGCTCATTGCATCCATCCCTTTATAATAATCCTTGTTACAATTACAACATAATAGAATATGTGTGTTTATTCAACTAGCCACTGCATATGGATCTGTTCTGCGATCCTCTTCATCATCAACGGCGGGACGCTCATGCCGCATACATACTGCACATTAGCATCCATAAATTCATAGTCCGAAGGAAACGTCTGCATACGAATAGCATCCATATCGCTGATGTGTCGCGGCTTATCAGTCCGGAGAAACACAGATGAACTGGCTAGAGTGTTCGCTACCTTCTGATCTTTAAGCAGGATCGTGTTGAAGTTGCTCATTTTCCCTTCTTCTCGTTCAGTCACATCGCCCATATTTAAATCTGGTGGACGTCGTTTATGCCAGCGGGTATAAGTCTTGCTGTCTGGATTTATCGGAGAACCGTCCCCACTGCGAATGTCTCCATATAGTATAGGCGGCTCGTTGAAATCTAATTGGAGCAATGGAAAGTCTTGATCCTCCCGAGAAGCGATAAAGAAAAGGCGTTCCCTTTTTTGAGGAACGCCCATGGTAGCCGAATTTAGTAGAAAGAGTTGTGGCTTATATCCAAGCTCTCGAAAGCGAGTCAAGACCAGACTAACGAACCCACGAGCCTTACCAACCATCATTCCCCGAACGTTCTCGGCGATAATTACTCGAGGTCGAAGTTTCTCTGCAACGTCCAAAAAATCGAAGAAAAGGTCATCCAGTCGCTGCACTGCCTGCCCCTCGCGGAAAGCATACTCCCCACCCCACTTGTCCTCTCGAGCTCCTGACATGGAAAATACGCTACAAGGCGGCGAACCATCCAAGATATCTAGTTCAAACAACTCAGGTGGAAGCTCTGAATTAGGCAGCGCCTTAAAATCCTGAATAGGCATGAGAAAGGGATACTTCGGCTTATGATTCTGCCGATAGATCCGCATCATCTGTGGGTCGATCTCTACATTGCCCAGCACCGTGTATCCTGCCAGCTTATATCCCATCGTAGAGCCACCGCCACAGGAGAAGCATGAAAATACCGTTCTCCCATTCTTCGGGACGTTGGAAAGATCTGATAACCTCCAATCCCATGCTGGACGAATCATGAAGCGTCCTCTTTATCAAAGACAAATCCGCAGCGTGGACATTTGCAATCAAATTGGGATTCATCAAACTCACTCACATTCAGCTCTCGGTTCTGAAAGTCTCCAAGCTGATCGGCTGCCGGCTCAGTGAAATCAGCAATTAACCTCTCAGCCTCTCCTGCATCAAAACCGGACAGCGCCAGATCAGCCCCACCCTCTTGCAGCTCACCTAGTAATTGCGCCAGCGCCTCGTCATCCCAGCGACCAGACACTTTATTCAGTGCCAGGTTCAGTAGCCGCTCACGCTCAGGATCCAGATTGACCACGGATACGGGCAACTCTGTGAGACCCTGTTCGCTGACCAGTATCTTATACCGCTGATGACCGCCGACCATGTTTCCGGTCTGTTCATTCCAAACGATCGGGTCGATGTAGCCAAATTCGTCCAGGCTGCGGCGAAGCTTCTCATACTCCGGATCTCCAGGCTGAAGGTCGACGCGGGGATTATAGACGGCTGCATTAAGCTGTTCGATTGGTATGATTCTGATGTTCATCGTGATATCTCCTTTCAAAAGAAAAAGCACCCGAAGGTGCTTTTTGAGATGTAGTAATATTAAATGAATGTAGAGAACTCCTTAAAGTCGCTGCGATATATATCAGTTAGATATCCATGTACTTCGTTTAATAAATTTTGTCCTCCAATAATTTCAATAATACTTATTTTTGAAATAACAACCTCTGCCCAAAATTCAGCAGCGTTAATATCAGAAGAGAAATTTTCTAGCTTTTCCTTATCGATTCTTACCCTATACAATTTCTCTGCTCTGTCAGCTAAATCCTCCACTAATTTCTCTTTAATGTGTTGGTACTCCCAAATAGCCTTACTATACTCATTTAATGCACGTTCAACATCTTTAGCTAACTCAATGACTTTCCTAGACGGAATATCCATAATTAGTACCTCCCAGATTAGATGATAGCTTTCAATTCCAGTATCTTCTAAATTAATTATTATGGTCAAGGAAATAAATTTAGCCAACATTGTGTTGAGTTGGTTTTTCAGCTTGGAGCTGGCGAAAATTCAGCATGAGACGAAGGAAACCTGCCCGTCCTGCCCTTTTTCAACCTCTTCCACACAAACACACGTTCCTGAATACAAGGTCTGATAATGGCTCACAGAAGACCGTTTCCAAGCATAAAAGCACTCGGTGGTGCTAAGAATTTAATCAATACCTATGAAATTGAACGAAGGATCCTGATAATTTTTGATCGAATTTATCAGTTCCATCTCACTTCCCAGAAATGTTCTAATATACACCTTTAGAGGACTAGATGATTTTGGAACTGTCCATCTATATGGTCTGAATCCACTAGATCTTAAGTAATTAATGAAATCAGACACTGCTTTTTTCTTAACAACCTCATCTTGAATTTCTACTTCAACCGATATAACGTAATGCATAGTCCTTCCAATTGAAGGGCTTACTAAATTAAAATCATTCACTTTTTCTTGAATTTCTTCAATTCTTTTATCATTTGACTCTTTTCCATCTTCGCTTTTCTTGTTTGTTATCTTCATAATTTCATCTCTAAATGAAACTATGTTTTTGATCTCCTCCATAAGTTCAATTCGGCTTTGTTCAACTACGCCAAGTTGTTCTTTAAATTGCTCAACTACTAGTTTTTCTTCTACAAGAGTGACCTGCATAACTTCTAATGACTTCTTCAGATCATATACATTTTGTTTTTGTCCAGCACTATCCACTATGGTCATTATGATAGCTATTACAGCGAGAACGATAGAAATAGCTGTTGCACCAAAATTCAAATTTTCACCAGCTTTAGCTGAATCACCTAAAAAGAATGAAATAACTGTAATCAAAATAATCACTAAAATCACACATAAATAGATAAAATCTCTTACGGGTATGAATTTCCTCTCATCTTCTTTAAATTGCATTTCAATCCCCCCTGATACTAACTTCGACGTTCAGGAAGAATTCCCCTTCTGACAAACAGGTCTGCCACAAAACTGTGCAGTTCCTTCCCAGCGCCCCCATATGCAACCCTTACACTTAGTTGGTTGCCGAGGCGGATCTTTTAATCGCCGTTGCTGTTTTATCTTTTTCAAATTAACTCCCCCAATAGAAAAAGCCGCCCAATAATGAGCGACTTTAGCTTTGATATGTATGATTTTTAGCGATGAAATTTCGTTTCAGACAAATTCAAACGCTTATAAAGAACGGCGTCCGCTACGCATCCGCAGCAAATGCGCTACGCTCTTTGCTTAAATCTTTACGTACTTTGTAACAAAGGAGGACAAAACCATTTTACAGAGCCAGTGAAATAAGAGTCAAAACCACCGGTGGTGATTTTAAGGCTTGAGCGCATCCATTCAAATATTATGCTTTTTATTGCTCACTATTTCGCTTAAGCGCTCGTCTTAGCATTATTAGCTTTTTTAGCAGCTGTCATCTTCTCTCTCATTTGCAGAAGCATTTCGATAAGCTCTTCACGACCAATAAGTCGCACGTTATTCGACTTTGCTAGCTTGTAAGCCTGCTCAGTATAATCTCTATTCGTTACAACCCAAGCAGCTGAAGCTCCATAATGTGAAACTGCCCCACGAACCTCTTGCACTGCCTTCAGTCCAACATTCTTGCTGTATCGCTTAGCCTGAACAACAATTCGCTTACCGTCTTTTGATAGAACCAGATCAGCACCGTAATCACCCGCCGCTTGAGTAACTTCAGCTTTGTACCCTTGCGATCGGAATAGATGACCAAGGTATTGTTCGAACTGCACACCCTCCATTTTATCGATCTCAGCAATACCTGATTTCTTCAATCTTTCTTCATACTTAAATTTCCGTGATATCAGCACTACAATAACGACTGCTACAACTAGAATACATACAATAATTGATGCCTGAACAGATTTGGTAAATGTATATGTTATGGCAAATGATCCGAATAACGAAAGTACCATTACTCCGTTTATAAATTCCTCTTCCTGTTTCGCCTTGCTTTTCCTTCTTGCCATCTGAAACCCCTCCGCTAATATCTTCGTATAGTTCAATATTCGTCATAAAGGAAGGATTTTCCTCTTTTGGTGTCGAACTTTAGACCTATAAAAGAAAAAATGGAGGTACTAATGGATTTCATCGAAAGATTAAGTGAAGCTTTAAAGCCAGTCGCTGTTGGGTTAATTGCTGGTGCTGCTGCAATCGGTATGATTTTCAAAGTGTTTGAATCATTTTCATAGAAAAAACGAGAGGAATTACGCCCCGGTAGTGGCTCAGGTACGGCCGTGCGTGTCACTCTCGCTTGTTTCAATTTCCACACTACTAATATAACAGGAAATGAAATTCAAATGGTTTCAAGATAAGATCAATTTACTTTCATATTAACTTACTTTACATTCAAATAAATACTATATTTAACCTCATTTTCCTTAGCTATGGATTTTAATTCAACTCCCAATCACTTAATTGATTTAGTGAAATAGAATCGTTACTTAAGACTTCACTTGGAACTAAAAATAAATGGCCATTTAAATCTATTCCATAGTCTACTCCTGTATCGGTTTCCTCCATAGGAGCGACTGGACAAGGATTCAGAATAGTAAGTCTACTACTCTCTACAGAAAACTTAACGGGTTGAGGGCGGTACCTCCGTAATTTGTTTAAATAATATTTACCGTTTACTACAGGCCCTAATCCATTATTTTCATCATTAAACCTTTTTATCTCTGCTCGGAGATCATTTAGAAGCCCAATTCTAAGTGCTGCAGAGTAAGTTGCGGATTTAGGCTCAAATGGTGCAATAAATTCATAAGTAATACTGTTGAGCAACTCCAATCCCTTCGCTGAAATCTCTAATTCATATTCGGTATTTCTGAAATGATACATTATGGTTATGTTACCATTCTGCTCAATAATAATACTTCCCACATTATGAATGGTAGCATTACGAATTAACTTGTAAATGCGAAAAACTTCCTGTAAAACGGATTCCGATTCTGAAGTATTAGGCATTTGACGAAGTTTTTCTGCGTAACTTTTACCAACTAATTCAGGGTATTTACTATCAACGTAAGCATCTAACATCCCAAAAAACATAAAAATATTAAGCATGAAATTCTCACTTAAAACAGCAGATCTAGAGCGATGATCGCTAAGTGATACAAGGTGAGTACGACCTCCATCTTCTCTTATTTCCACAGGCATAATTTGTGGAGCATGAATTTTAATATCCGAACTTGAAATTAAACCTCGTGTTTGCTTAATAAAAGTGTCCAGCATAATAATTAATTCCTTTCTAGAAATTTGATTTATTTAATAAATATAAGCTTTACGTATTTTGGAAGCATACGTTTCAATAATTTTACAGCATTCCGTTTTCTTAAACTTTCTCAACATTAATACTCTTTATCATCCTCTTCAAAGAAACCCATTAGCTTTAGTGAGTTCGCCACGGCCTTGATTCCCTCGCTTATCTTACGACGAATAGTGCTGTCGCTCAATTTATGTCGGAAGAACAATACTGCTTCTTTATAAGAATGCCCCTTAATATAACGATACTCAATGGCCTGGCGGACTTCCATATCCTGAATTAGCGCCCAGGATCGGTACAATTGGTGTGTATAGAAATCATACTGCTTATAAACCCAACGCTGCTTCTCAACTAGAATTGCCGCATTCGCGGTCTTATCCGCATAAAGGTCGTCCTGATCAATCCAACGAGACACCTCTCCATCAAAGGCCACTTGTTTTAAGTCACGTTCAAAATTCTCAAAATCGCTCATCAAACTTTTCATATACGTATATTTGCTGAGCAGGAACTTTGTCCGCTGGATTTCTTTCTCTGAAGCTTGAGCAAAAAGCTCTCCTTGTCCCCAAACCATCGCCATCCCCCTACTCCCCTTTATGTTATAATATCAAGAGAAGAAGGTTAGAAAAGTGACCCCCGGCCCGGCCAAGGTAATGGGGGGTCTTTGCAGATTATTGATTTTCATCAGTAACAAGTTTTTGCCGAAGTTCAATTCAGCATATTAACGCTTGCCCCGCTTTCTTTCCCCGATTTTCTGAATAATATCCGCCAAAATCACACCGCTCTGCGTGAGCTCAGCATCCTTTTGAATAAGCCCTCTTTTGTTCATGATGGCCAGTTGCCCGCGGGTAACCAGGATCAAATTATCTGGATCGAAGTTTCGCCTGTCCCCATCCCCAAAGATGACTGCATATCCCTTCGGAACAGAACGACCGCTGTGCTGCTCCCAAACGATCAGGTGCTTCCCACGCCACTTATTCGGATCAGCAATCTTGATGTCGAAATAATCGTCCCCGTTCACCCTTTCAGAGCCCACAGGAACATAATTGTGTGGCTTGTGACCCTTCTTAAATTGAGTAGCTTCACCGCCGGTCCATAGCTTCTTTTTGCCCTTATTGGATGGAACGTTGCCCAGTTTGATCCTGGCATCGATTCCGCTCTTCAACCCGTTATTTTTGATGAAGGCTCTCATTTGCGAAGGCTGGATCTTCACGTCGAACTTCTCATTAAACATTGAAGTCAATTCCAGAACATACCGTCCATGAATGTTGGTGCTAATAAACTCCTTTTGCTCCAAACTGTATCGGAACATTGATTATCCCTCCAGCATCTTAGGGATGGCCGTATTGGCATTCATCTTGTCATCAGAAAGCTTTATTGCATCTAGCACAAGAGATCCATTTGCAATAACTTGAGAAGCGACACTTGTCACGGCCTTCGCTCTGCTAATTTCGTCTGCCAGTTTTTCTCCGGTCAGTTCCTCATCACTCAGCCGCTCTAATTGAGCAAACAAATGATTATTCAGATCCCCCAATGTGTTCCGCATACATATTCATCCTCCCTTTTTTAATCTATTTAAATCAGTCGAATACCGGTAAAAAGCCTTTTCATCTCGCTCATCTAGTGCTTGGTCGATCAGTGTCCGAAGCTCTGCAATCCGATGTTTCCGCACTGCAGTTTCCCAAACCACTTCGATGTATTTATCAATTGCCAGTGCATAAACCGCAAAGATCAAGGTGGCACCTCCCTAGGTAAGAGAAAAGCAGCTTACGCTGCTCCTCCTCCATCCTTCATTTTCTTTGCTGCCAGTTTGCGATATGCCGTCCATCTGGTCGATAGTTGCCCACTGGTCATGCCATTTTCATTAGCGATTTCCCGCCAAGTTTTATCTTCATTGATACGTTTCTCCAGAAGAACAGGGAACGGGATTGGCTGTCCATCATATTCGACTTCAGGAAAGATTGGGCGTTCAGCAAGGATAAAGGCGTCCAGTTCTTCCTTACTTGTCTCACCTGTAGCAGCTCCACCAAGTTCAGAGCTTTCACCTTTCAAGACTTGTTCTCCTGATTCATCAGGATCACCCTCGTTATCTTGGTCGTCAGTTCCAGCTTCATCATTCAGCCAATCCGGTTCAATGTCAGCACCTTCGGTCTGCAGATCAGAACCGTCTTCATGCTGGCCATCATCTGTTTGCGTACCAACAGCATCTTCGACTACTTCCGGCTCAACAATCTCAATATCATCATCCTTCTGTTCACCGTCCATAACCCCCTCTTGCTGTTCAAAAAGGTTAGCCTGATCGGGATCTTCTTCACCGATCTTATCTGTGCTCATCACGACACCAGAAGCATCAGTGGTGACACGGCGGCCTGTAACCTCACGATAAACCTCATCTTCTTCGCTGAAATCAAAGGCAGCCTGTGGGTCGCCAAGGAATACGTTAACTTCTTCCCCTTGATTACTGCTGAGGAAGAGCAAGTGCGGAAGTGCGGCCTTCAGTGGGATTAGTAGTTTCACCTCAACACTGGACTCTCCAATTTTAATGCCCTTAGCAATTTCTCCTGTAAATTTCGCGTGATCCTTCATCATTCGAATCATTCCCCTTCGGTTTTTTATTGGAGTTGCTTGATCTTCACTTCAATGCGTGGTCGTGCGCTGTACCGTTTCCTTACGAATGCGTCCACTACCTGGCTATCATCCTTCCAGATGATCCCCTTCAGCGCATCCTTAACGCCCTTCAGATAGTTGTCCGCATCAGGCTTAGTCACTGGGAGAATATCACCACGCTCTGCAGCTGCTGCTTTTTTCTGACTAAAGCTCTTAGGTGTAGAGCGGAAGGCAGTAACCGCAATTCCGAGAGGTCCTTCCAGCAGTGCTGTTGGCGCATGCTCACTAGCAGCCAAACGGACGTAATCCTTATAATCCCGAGATTTGGCGGGATCATAGGCCCTCGGGAATCCACCGGCAGTGCTAAATTTAGGCCGGCCCTGGGCGACCGGTTCTCCGTACACCGTAAACTGAATCATTGCGTTTCCCTCCTCGTTGCTTAACCGGCATCATAGCTGTATCAAGCACGTACACCATACCTGCCATCGCTCCAGTCTCATCCACAACCATGAAGTAATTTTGCTGCTGGAAGAACGGATCAATTGGCTTGCGCTTCTTTGCAACCATTAAGATCTACTCCCCTCATTCGTATACCGATTGCTAACTCAAACTCAGCAATACCCTCATCCACTTCCGTTGGATCCATATCCGAAAACTCAACTAGCAGGTCCGTACGTCCCAGGGCAACTCCGGTATCTAGGTAATGACGACGCATCTGGTTATACACGTGCCAGTAATTCCGCCCGCTCATCAGGCACCCTTGCGGATCGTCCGCTTCTTCGTCTTCCCTTCGACGCTGATCTTGGGGATCAGCACCAGTTCCGCAGGCGTCTCCCGCTCAACCAGCCAATTGTCCGGATTAAGCCGACTGGCCCGGATCGATTCCTTCTGTCGGCGCGTCGGCCGCTTTCCCTGCTTCATAATCTCCATCCCCCTTATTCAGCTGCTTCCACTCTTCAGGCCACACATACTGCCCGTCAATCATCTGTACGACGATAGAATCACCGCCATCTGTCACCCGTACCTCGCGGAACATCCCTGCCTTACCGTGAAGCTGTGTATGATAAACTTCCTCCGGAGTGTTCAGTGTCACCGAAGGTGTATGCCAGCCGCCCGGTTCCGGGAAGCAAAACCCGTAAAATTGCTCTTCCATATTGGCTCCTTTACTGCGCCCATTTGCGCTTTTCAATGTTCTTCGCATTCCCTGCCGGCGTTTTTCCCTCATGCACATATTCGTAATTAGCAAATTTATTGAAATTCTTCATGAAGAAAAGTTCGACAGTCCCCACCGGGCCGTTACGCTGCTTGGCAATAATGACCTCAATGATGTTCTTTTTCTCTGACTCTTTGTCGTAGTAGTCGTCGCGATAAAGGAACGCTACGATATCTGCATCCTGCTCGATCGCACCTGACTCACGGAGATCGCTCATCATTGGACGCTTGTCCTGTCGCTGCTCAACGCCTCGGCTGAGTTGGGATAAAGCGATAACTGACACTTCAAGTTCCCGGGCTATTTGCTTCAAGGTTCGACTGATCTGGGATACCTCTTCCTGCCGGTTCGCACCGTTACGTCCTCTACCCTGGATGAGCTGCAGGTAATCAATCACGATCATTCCCAGCTTGCCTTCTTTCTTCAACCGCCGGCACTTGGCACGAATCTCATTCACCGTTATACCAGGGGTATCGTCAATGTGAATATCCGCCTCCGACAATAATCCAACGGCCATCGCCATACGTTCCCAATCATCACCTTCAAACTTCCCTGTTCGCATACGACTAGCATCGATCTGGGCTTCAGCACAGATCATTCTCTGTACAAGCTGCGCTGCGCTCATCTCTAAACTGAAGATAGCAACGGTCTCCTTCGCTCGGACTCCGACATTTTGAGCAATGTTCAGTGCAAAAGCCGTTTTACCAACCGATGGCCGTGCCGCTACGATAATTAAGTCGTTTTTCTGGAATCCGGCAGTCATCTTATCGAGATCAGTAAACCCCGACTCAATCCCTGTGATTCCGCGGTTTATATCACGGACGTTATACCGCTGCTCGGCCTCTTCCCAGACCTGCATCAATGCATCTTTGATCCCAATAAACTCACGTACTGGAACTGTCTGGTCTGAGAGTTTAGATACAGCAGTCTCAGCCATTGCAACGAACCCTTTAACATCCTGCTCCTCCCCAGCATTGCGAAGCAGATCTAGAGCCGTATCAATCGCTTGACGACGAAGGAACATCTCCTGTACTCGCTCAACATAGTAGGCTGCGTTCGCTGTTGTCGGCACTGCATGAGCCAATTTCGACAGGTAACTAACCCCACCAACCTTGTCGATTTCCTCGCTGTCCTGCAATTGTGAAGTCAGGCTGATCAAATCAATAGGCTGCTCCGCATTGCTGAGACGACGCATCGCTCTGTATATCCGTGCATGTCCTTCGTCGCTAAATTCCCCGCCTTGCAATATATCTGCCGAAGCTTCATAAGCCAACTGGTCTATCAAGGACGCACCTAGTACCGCTTGCTCGGCTTGAAGGTCAACTGGCATTTCAATTCCCGCTGCTGCTAAAAAAACCTCACGATCAAGCATTCGTTTCACCTCGAAGCTTCCGCATTACTGTTTCCCAGTAACCTTCAGGTGGTGGTTTATGACTAGACACCCATTCATCAAGATTGGCGAAATGTTCTGCAGCAGCTTCCTTGCTGCGCTGGCTATCTTGCAAATCGCCCAGGCGGCCACGGATGTTTGCAATCTTTGGCTCTACCGTTTCAGTCAGAATATAGCGATCAATATTCTCTTGGGCTGTTTCCGCCGGAAAATCTTTGAGATATTTATAATCTGCTTTTACCTTTTCGACGGAAGCATCAAAAAACGGGAAATGCTTCTTAATCTCTCGATAAAGCAGAGCAACTTCAACCACTTCCACGCTTCTTCTCCTCCTCGATGAACTGTTCTAAATCTTCAATTTCCTGTTGACGTTGGCTTTTTCGACGCTCTCTTGAGGCTCCCAGGGCGACTGTTCCCTGCTGTGAAGATGCAGGGGGAGTTAGGTACCGCTCAAGAAATGAGGACAATTCATCCCAGCAGCCATAAATAACGGTTTTGCAATACGAGAACGTCCGAATCTTGTCCGAAGGTCTCCTCCGTTTAGCTTTCTTCCGGGCAATTGCCAGATCGATGAAAAAGTATACGAGATCCAGCGGCATGGCCTCGTTCGCAATCTCACGAACATGTTCCCAATCGGCAGTAACGGAACTGAGTAGCCCATTACGTTGCATGTAATACTGTTCGATTTTAAGGACACGCTGTTCGACTGTCGGTTTATCAAGATCTATTTGGCCTGTGGAGACGGCACCCACAGCGGCGGTCAGCACCCCGGATCTTGAACTCAACTCTTTTTGATCATCTTCTTCCAAACCATTAATCCATCTATCAATCAAAATCTTTATAATATCTTTATTAGATCGGAAGTTTTCTTCCGGGTGATCGGAAGTTTTCTTCCTATCTCCATCCTCCAGATCGGAAGTTTTTTTCCTATCTCCATCGTCAGAGTGGAAGTTTACTTCCGGTCTATTTTGATACTTTTTTGAGTTCCGAACACTGAAAATAAGTCCATATGGAGCGCGGGTCACTCGTATGTAACCATGCTCCTCTAATCTTTTAATCCAATCGCGGATTGTTCTTCCGGTCACTCCAAAAGTTTCCTCCAACTCACTGCTGCGGATCGGCTTGTTCCCGAGGACAATACCCCAGACAGTTCCCTCTCTTTCCTTCTCCGATGTCGTGGAGCTGATACACCACAGGAAAAGCCATATCGCGCTGCCTATTTGTTTGTAATGTTGTGGCTGCAAAAGCCCTGAGTATGTCGGAAACGGGTAACTGCCTTCGGGCATTCAATCATCCCCTAAAAATCATTCATATCAATCTCTATCATCTTGGAGGTAAACTATCGGATATTTAACCCTTTTCACCGTCCAGCCTGGGTAAGCTCGCGCGAAGTATTCTCGTGTCTCCCGCTTAAACTCTTCTTGATCTACCTTCATCAACTTCCAGATCCGCTCCCCCATCATGCTCTGCATCATAGGTTTATCGTAGATCATCGATCTGCCACCCTAACAAGAGCTCCGGTAGTCTCCTGAATCTCTCTCTTAAAGCGCTCTGCGTCACTATTACCGTCAGATAGATGCAGTAGCCAAATCTCCTCAACATTACGGGTATCATTGGCTTTCAAAAATTCTTTCACATGTTCCAATCCGAAGTGAGAACGAAGCAGCCGTTTCTTTTGAGCAGGATGCAAGTGACCCGCAGCCACCCGCTTGTTAACGATATCTAAGGAATAATTGCACTCAACCATGATGTGAGTCAGGCCTTTGAAGCGATGCCGGCAATAGTAGGTATCAGTCAGAAAGACCAGCTTATCTCCCGCTGTATTGGCTAGCAGGAAGCCTAGCGGCTCCTCGACATCGTGCTGAATATCAAACGGTAGAATTGTCCAAGTATCAATTGTGAACTGCTCCAACGCCTTAATGACCTTCAATCGATGTCCTGACAGCCCTCTGGCATTCGCCGTACCTTGACTGGTATAAATGTTTATACCTGCTCGCATGATGTCAGGAGCAGCCTTGCTATGGTCCAGGTGCTCATGAGTAATCAGACAGCCTGCTATGTCCGACATGCGGAAGTTAAGCGCCCGCTGAATCGACTTATAAGGAAAACCGGCTTCCAGCAGAAGCACGGTATACCCGTCAGATATGCGATAGGCGTTACCGGCGCTGCTGGAGCCGAGGCATTGGATCTCGATCATTAGAATTCCATCTCTTGTTCCACAGGAGGTACATCACCAGAGAAATTATCAGGGTCACTTTCACCTGTGGATTTATCATTTGCTGGCGGGCTTTTAGTAGCATCCGCCGGTGGACCATTCGGAGTAATATCAATAATCGGTCCGTTCGCATTCGCCCGAATTTCTTCGTCGACTTCCGCCTCTGCAAAATCACTTTCCATCTGCTTCAGACGTAGATAATCATCATCGATCTTTTGGGAGTCGATAGTGATGTCGCCATAGGCGGCGCGGTAAATGGTCTTCCAGGCCATCTTGTCATACCAGCCCTCCACTGTTTCCGTACCAACTTTTTTGTTATTTTCCCATTTGTCCTTTTCCCCTCCCCAGAATTCCGGAGAAGCATGATCTGGCTTTCTCTTTTCGATATCCTTTTTTGTCATGACGACAAGCTTGTTCTTTTCTGGAGCCTTTGAAAAACTGTGATAATAGAAGCCCCCGATGATATCCCCACGGTCAAAGGCATTGACGATCTCGAACTCATAGCCTTCATACTGGTTCTTTGAATCCTTCTTGACCGGTCTGAACTTATCGGTTGAGTAGACCAGTTCAACGGTCACATGATCTGGAACGTCTAGACCATATTTAGTAGCTTTCAGTTCAATGCCTCGGTACCCTTCGATGAAGGTGATATCGTATTTTCCGGTATGTTTGTTCTTATAAGGAATTGGGTTGATGTGGTTAGGCTGCGAAGGGTCAAATCCTACCCTTGCCATAGCCACCACATCACGAGCAAGCTTCTCCATGTTTACGTGTTGCCAAGTTACCGGCACAGCATCACGGAACTTCTCAGACTTCTTCAACCGCTTTTCTTCAGTTGTCTTAAGAATGGCATCCAGAGCGATGAAGTAATTCTGAGCCAGACGTTTCTGAAACTTGGTAAGAGCTACCTCACCCACGCCGGAACCAAACTCGGAAATTACCTTGGTCATGAAGCGTTCCGATTGAGTAGGTTCCTTTTTAGGAATCTCTGCCGGAGCTGTTTGTTGCTCTGTTTGATCTGTAGTACTCAATTAAATCGCCTCCTGTATGGCTGCCATTTCTATGCGAAGCTTCTTATCCTTCTCACTAACTACCAGCCGAATGATCTGGGCATCTGTATCAATCAACCTCGTCACTGCCTCGGCATTATCTACGAAGATCGGAGCCGAGAATCCGTAATGTTCACCTAGCGTATTGATGATGTCCAAACCGACATTGATACGAGCAGCATTGTTAAGCCCACCATCATAAGGAACGCCCTTATATAGCGTGTCGCAAACCTCTTTAATTCCGCCGTTAATTTGATCTTCGAAGAGGCGGAACCGGGCAAGCTTGAATTTGCTGTTGATCTTGGCATCCAGCATGCTGACCTTGGTCTTAGTGAATTCCTCGCAGAGGAACATTTCATGCTGCAGGCGCTCATACTCCGCTGCAAGTTCCCGCTCTTGTTTCTCTAGCTCCATCACCCGCATCTGCGCCCGGCGGACACCATCGAATTTAGCGAGATCGCGTTCCAATTCTTCAATCTCTGCGCGTTGCTGGCGAATTTCAGAACGAGCTGTTGCAGCAGCATCTCCACCTGAAGTTCTCAATACTTCAATCTGCTGTTCAACTTGAGTAGCTTCAGCCTGCTTGCTCGCATATTCCGGATCTGAGGCAGGATCTTTGACACCTGCTCGAAGCACAGTTAGTTGATCATCAGCGGATGCGACCTCAACCTGCAGAGTTTTCAGGGTACTAGCCAAACCTTCGATCTCATCCCGTAGCCGAACGATTTCCTGCTCGAATTTCTGAGCTTCGGCCACCGCCGCTTTACCGGAATTATTGATACGCTCCTTACGCTCCGCTAGTCGACGATTAAATTCAGCCTCTGCTTTGTCATGAGCTGCCTTAATTTGATCTTCTGGAAGTGACTGACCACAGGCTGGGCAATTGGCATCATGACCATCAGGATGTTCGAAGGTAAGACTCTTCAGCTCAGCAAATTCTGTTCTCAAGCGATCTGCTTCTTGCCGACGATCAGCAACTAAGCGCTCATTCTGCTTGATACGTTGTTCCTTGTCCTCTACTGTACGGCGGTACTTATCCAGCTCGTTATGCATCCGGTTCACTTCATCACGTTTGAGAGCCAACTTATCCAACACATTGGACTGCAAACGACTCTTAATATCGATCAGCTCGCCTTCAATTTCACGAAGCCGCTTTTCCTTAACCGCTACCTCACCACCTGAAAGAATCCGGGAAAGCTCGGCCTCCCCTGATTCCACCCGATTTCGTAGGATCGCGATATCTTCCTTGAGGAGCCCTTCATCCAGCTCCGAAACATCCGGCATTTGGCGCTGCACTTCACTGATCCGCACCGGCAGTTCCTTGATCTCCTTGTTAATCACAGTGCATCGGGAAGAGATAACCTTTTTATGTGACTCAAGGTCGCGATCTCCAAGGATACCTGGTAATGAAGCAAGCTCCTTGTTACCGTGAATGACCTCGGCGTCCGTAAGATCACCGCATACCTCCAGTAACGTCTTTCGGCGCTCTTCCTTCTTTAGCTGTTCATTGAAGTAAGAAGGTGAAGTCAATAGTTTGAATAAATCCTCTTTGATGATGGAATCCACCTCTGAGGTGTACTCCCCTTTTTTCACAGGAACACCATCAAGGAAGTAGTTCGTTTCATGTCCTTCGAAGGCATCCGTCGCAGAGCCACGCTTCTTCGTCCACTTTTCAGTAAACACTCGGCGGAAAGTACGACGGCGGCCATCAATCAAGAAAACTCCCTCCACTTCGTGTTCCAACTTGTGCTGAAGAACCTTCCCTGCTCCATCCAAACCCTTAATCTCGAAGTCAGCCTTGTTTTGGCTGTCCTTACCGAACAAGAGCCAGACAAAGCCGTCGAACATAGTGGTCTTCCCAGTAGCATTGTCACCATAGACATCAGCGTCCCCGCCATTAGCGGCAAGAACAAGTTCTTTAATACCTTTGAAATTACGGAGCGTCAGGCGTTCCAAAACGATACGTTTCAAGCGATTCCCTCCTCGACGGCTTCATTGCATTCAGCATGTAAGATCATTTGTTGATCAGGTGTTTCTGGATAGCGGATACCATCCAAATAAGTCCGGATTTTATATTCCAGCTCAGCCAATTGCTCATTGCTAAAATGATGCTGAATGGATTCCCCGCCTTGCTGGATATTTAGAACTGGAGGATTAAAGTAAGTCTCCGCATCGATAATGAAGTCAACGGTTTCTTCATGTAAGAGAAATGTGTGCGTTCCACGCATGGATGAACTCCCCCTCTTGTGTAGTGCGCCCCCAGCATGATATAGTGGGGGCAAGAAAATTTGATTTTCAAAGAACTGTGATAGCCCATGCCAGTGGGCTATTTTTCGTTGTCGTGTTCAGCAATTTGCTTGTAATCCACGATTACAGGAGCATTCTCGACACTGGCTATCATGTGGCCATCTTCGTCTAGAACGACATACTCCGAATGAACATGGTCCTCATACTCAGAACCAACCTGCTTAATCTCAATTACTTCACTGCTATCAATCTCGGTTCCAACTTCAAATACACGTGTAGGATTACTAACCACTGTTAACTTTTGAATGATTTGCATAAGCTGCCTCCTTTCTATGTATTTGCAAGGTGGGCGAGGGAGTAACTGCACCAATAAAGACGGCCTTTTCAGCTCCCTTCACCTATGTGATCCGCCACCACCTTGGATGCGTCAGCCGCATCTTGGAATCCCGGACGGAGGAAAGGTTATTTCTAAGGTCCGACATTCCAAGACAGGGGCCGAAGCCCGTGCCTGTCCTTCTTAAATCTTTGCTGCTGCTGCCATTTTCTGAATAACTGAGCGGCTGTACAGTTTCCCTTCAAACGGAACCAAATCTTCCTGGCTACCAGTGATCGCACAGCCAGGCGCGTACTTGCGGAAGATGATCTTGTCGTCGTCAACGAAGATCTCTACAGGGTCTTTGATCTCCAAATTCATAGTGCGACGTAATTCAATAGGGATAACGATCCGTCCAAGCTCGTCCAATTTACGTACAATTCCAGTTGATTTCATATTATTAGCCTCCGTAAGATTATTTTTTAGAGAGTTTATTAATGCATTTGAATCTCAAAGGGTAACCTTGTGCTTTTCACGCTTCGGGTTTAGAATGGACATCAAGAGATTCTCTAACCGAGATTTCAAACCAAGTGACTGCCCTGCCAGGCGGTCATTTTTCATTTCTACTTCAGCGATGCGGATCATATTATTCAGATAGTCTTCAGCATCCTCAATCCTTCCTGGTAGAATCACATCCCGATTCTTCCGGATCATCTGCAGGTTATGAGCTGCATGCTTACCCGCTTCTCTTGCCTCAGCAACCAATTGTTCCCTTTCCAAAGCGCTCCCTCATTTCAAATATTTTTTAACTTTTAGCTCAGCTCGATGCTCCTTCCAAGTTCCCAACCAACTAAAGGAATACTCTTTACATAACACTGCAGCCAGATGAGTCAGGGCCGTGATAGCTTCCACCGTTTCCATAAGCAGTCGTTTTATTTGATGTCGCTCTGCATCCGTTATTTGTTCATTAGTTTTGCTGATTGGTGCTTGTCCCGATGCCACAAGTACTTCCTTCATCTCCTCCACGGTTTTTATTAGGACGCTTGCTCTATGCAGATCCACATTATCCAGCCAAGGTGAGAAGGCTCCCCCAGAAACATCTGCTACTGCTGCCAAGAAAAGCTGTCCATCATCGTAGTGCTCAACCGCTGCCTTCATGACTGGCCTAGAAGCTTTACGCGTTCCTTTAACGATTTTCCCGATTTGAGAAGCATCGACATTAGCTACTTTTCCAGCAATATGCCGGTTATCACCGGTACGTTTCAAGACGTCTTGTAGTGCGGTTCCAAATTGTCCGATTGCCAACTAGATTTCAACTCCTTTGTCCGTTTTATGGGATGCTATCGGACAGAGGCCTGATGTATGATGTTGTTAAGCGATTCCCCTTACCGCAATCCCTGCCCGCCGCTGCCGATAAAGCTCGGCGGGTTTTCTTTATCCGATTGCATGTCTGCGTTTAGCTTTGAAATCTTCACCAGCGTTATTATCGATCCACTCGGTGTGTTCATCGATCCACCGAAGTAACAAAGCTGTCGGTATCCGTGGATTACCAAACTCACGATTCACTGGAAAGTCTGGACGTCTCATAACCTCAGTGGCTGTTGGTCTGCTAATGTCCAGAAGTTCCATGAACTGCTTAATGCTAAGCACTGGTGGTAGTGAAGTCGGGACTTGTACGGCGTAAGCTTCGATTGCCTTAGACACTACTTTTTCAAGTAACCGTTCTAAGTCATCGCTGTCCATGACTACAATGGACATTAAGATCACATCCTTCACTGATTTAGTTTCCTCTTTCTGCTAAAATGAGATGGTCCAAATCTTGCAGAAAGGAGGGCTACTATGAAATTAGGACTTTCTTATGAAGATTTAGAACAAATGGGATTTGTCGAATACCAGGGTTCTACACTTGATGTTTTTGATGAAATGGATAATGATATAGAATTATCCAAGTTTGATACCAAAACTAAATGGAACGAGTCATCTCATGAAGCAATTATTCGGGCTGTTGCAAAGATGATTGAAGGTAACAACGCTGCTCTTTTAAAGCAATTAAAAGCTGCTGGCGTTTCGCTGGATCTTTAACTTTTTGTTCGATTCGTCTTTGGCGAATCTCGATCAATTGCAATTCTTCTTCAAAGCTGGCCGTCGTTGCAGCGGCGGCCATCTCTTCCCGCACGATCTCACGAATTCGTTCTTCATCCATTTAGATCACCTCCTTGGCTGCAGACGGTTCCATCGTTACCGAATCGGTAACTTCATCTTCAAAAAAAAGCTGTTCAAGTGGAACATGAAATGTATCAGCTACTTTTGCGAGAGCTTCGGCTGAGAACTTCCCTCGACCTACCTCCAAATAATAGTATCCATTGAGACTTTCATATCCCAAAATGCTAGCCATTTCTTCTAAAGATAGGCCGATACATTTACGTAGACTTTTAATTTTTTCGAGATCTACACGTTTCACTCTATCACCTCCGAATTACCGTTTCGGTAACTTGTGATTTGATCATACATTACCATTTCGGTAATGTCAACGATATTTTTACCATATTGGCAATTTTGTTTATTTACCAATATGGTAATGGTAAAATAATTGAAAAATGTTTTTTTATTTTAGAGAGAAGGAGTCAACATGAAAACTCTCGGTGATCGAATAAAGTATCTAAGAGAAAAAAAGAACATCAAACAAAAGGAATTAGCAACGAAATGCGGATTAACAATTGTTCAATTATCTCGATATGAAACAAACGACAGAAAGCCTGATCCTGAAACACTTCGGAGATTGATTGATGTCTTAGAAACCAATGGGGACTATCTTCTTGGTCTAACAAACGATCCATCACCTTTAGAGAAAAGAGAATCTAATTTATCATTCTATGGTGGGCCAAATGACTGGACAGAAGAGGAATTTAAAGCGGCTGATGATTTTATAAAGGAAATCAGAGAGGCACGACAAAGAGCTTTAGACAAGGCAAATAAAGAGCAGCAATAAAGAGGTTTTATACATAGCCAGCAATGGCTTTTCTTTTACATACAAAATAGAACATACGTACGCTAATTGGAGGATTTAACATGAACTTATCCAAATACTTCAAAACCCCGTTGGAACAAACTATTGAAAATCACTACCTCTCCAGGGCTATATTGGTGCCAAACGATTTGACTATAGAACGAATTTCTGAAGCCTTTAATGTGGAGGTGCATTTCAAAAGCGTTAAATCTTTTTCTGATAATGAATTATGTGTAATTGTTATCAACCAACAGGATGAACGTGATGTACAGCATAAAACATTCTTCCACGAGCTTGGACACGTGCTCCGCCATGTTGGGGATCAGCGTCAGATTTCGGAGCTTTTCCAGCAAATGCAAGAAGCTGATGCCGAACGATTCAGTCTTTACGCAGCCATCCCCTTTTTCATGCTTGAAAAATTGCAGCTCCCTGCTTTCGAAGAAGAAGCGGCAGGTATAGTTGCAACCGTATTTCAGGTTCCTCCAGAATTCGCACTGTTGCGTCTGAAACAGATTCGCGAGCGTATTGCTAGCGCTGAAATCATGACAGCTTTTACATATACTGCTGTGGCCAAGGAAAACACTTTACCTTACACGACAACTCCTGAGCCAATCATACGAGGTGTTTACGGGCTTGACGATTTATCTAGACCCCACACGCTTATCATTGAACAACGTGGAGGCTTTAAGTGGGATCAGCCACTTTACATCGAGGTTAATGGAACCTTTAAAAGCGTGGATGTCCATCCAAACTCTAATCGGGATAGCGCTGTTGTTCGTTCAAGTGATCTTTCAATCCCTCCGAGCCGCTCTGGATACGTAATGATCGACATGGAGCGAATTGCTTCTCGGCATGGACAAAACGCAAACAAATTGTTTCTAACCATAGAAGCTTTAGAAGATGCTATTAATTTTTAATTTAGGAGGACCTACTCATGGCCAGCGTATTTAAAGTACCTGCAAAGAACAAACAAGGCTACAAGTGGAAGTGTGTCATGGAGGGTCCTCCTGATCCGGTCACAGGCAAGCGCCAACAGGTACCGAGGGTACGTGATACACAGAAGGAAGCCATCGCCGCAGCTCAGGCAGTTGTGGATCGTATGAAGCGTGGAACCGATACAAAGCGAGCCAAAAAAATGAAATTCAATGAGGCTGCTCAAGAATGGCTACAAGATTATATTATTACTAGCGGAGTTAAAGGAAAAACTGTGGAAGCTCATGTGTCCGACATTAATTTACTGAACAAATATTATGGTGGCGCTAATATCGATAAAATAACACATAACCAACATCAAAAAATGCTCAACAATTTGTTTTCAGAAGGATATGAGATAAACTCCATCTATCGTTATCACTCAACAGCAAATTTAATATTCAAATGGATCATCAAAGAAAATTTACGCATTGATAACCCTTGTCAAAACATAAAAATGCCTAAAAAACAACGGACAGTTTTAGAAGCTAAAAACAATGCACTGGAAGAAAAATTTCTGGAAAGAAGTGAAATTGAAGAATTTCTGGAAGTACTACAAAATCACGGTTTAGGTGATGATCTAGAGACGTTTTATTTTTTGCTGTTTAGCGGAGTGCGACCAGGAGAATTTTGTGCTTTAGAGTGGCCTGATTTCAACTTCGAAACTCATGACGTTCATATTTATAAAACACTTCACTTTCCACAGGGTGGAAGTGGCGCGTACCAATTAACACCTCCAAAGACTACCGGATCCGTCCGCACCTTTGATGTGGATGATTTCATCGTTGAGATGTTTAAGCGGTTAAAGATAAAACAGTCCGCTCGACATAAAAGATACAAGGAGCTCCACGATGATTTTGTAGAGACTCAGTTTATTTTGACCAATAACAACGGAACACCATTTACAAACTGGAAGTTAGTTAATCGTATGGCTCGTCTAATGAAATTAACAAACATCAAGAAGCACGCAACTCCTCATATATTTCGACACACGCACATCACGATGCTAATCGAAGCAAGTATCGCGTCTGGCTCTCAGATTGATCTCAAAACGATTATGAAGCGTGTAGGTCACGATGATGCAAAAACCACACTCAAGATTTATACCCATGTGACGGAACGAATGATGCAAAGCAGTAGTGACAAACTAAAAATCCACTTCCAAAACATATTAAATTCTAAGGATCTGCCGAGAATGTGA